CGCCCAACGTTGAATCGGTTCTGCGCAATCTCTTGCACAACTTGTCGCTTGAGCGGTTCGAGTGCGGCGTCCATCTTCTCGTTTCGAAGCAGTTCTATGTCCGTCGCCGGAGCATTCTGCATTGCCGTAACGATCTTCGTCGGGTCGCGCTGGCTAAGGATCTTATAAAGCGTCGATTTAGGATCGCCGTATTTCCCGACGTAATCTTTCCACCCGGCGTTAGCAGCTTGCCAGTCTTGCGTGGCGTTGTTTTTCGCAGCAGTAGCGTCGAGCGCCGAGCTTGCCGCGCCTTCCATCTTTTTATACGTCGCTTGCGTTTTATCGGGCAGGCCTTCCGTATCGCCAAGATCGCGGAAGAACTTCCGAAGTTGAATCGTCTCTTGCACGGTAGGCTTAAAACCTTCCGGCTTACCGGAGAGCAAGTCTTCGACGACAGCGCGCATGCTTCGCGGCGTTTGCGCGAGAATGCTTTCCTCGGCGCCCATTGGCAAATCGCCTTTAATCTTATTCCACGCACTGGAGATTGGCGAACCTTCAACAGGCGCATCCATCAAATAGCCGATCTTCTCGTAGCCTTGCGCGGCGTTATCGTGAGCAACTTGCTTCGCGATCTTCGCCGTTCTTTGAACCGTTTCTCCAGCCTGTTCCGAGCTAAGGCCCATACGCTTCGGATCGGCGTCTTCTACGAATTTTCTAACTGCCTGTCCGAATTGTGTTTTGCTTTGATTAACCGCAGCGTCTAAATCTTTTCCGCCAATCGCGGCAAGCCTGCCTGACTTCTCTAGGTTCTGAGCGAGCGGGTCGCCCGTAGCCTGGCCCGGCGTAAGATTGATGCCGTTCTGTTTCGCATATTCGAGCACTTCGCGTGGCGTGTTGTTCAACGCAGGAATCATTTCGCCTGATGGATGCGGAGCTTCTGCCTCGGCTGCGGAAAGCGAACGGCCAAGTGCAGTCTTAACGGCCTCGGTATTTAGCGGCCCTGCGAGTTTACCTCCCGCCATGCCGCCAAAAAAACTACCGGCAAGTCCGCCAACGTCACTTCCAAGCTCCGGCGCACCGACTTTTTCGCCTACGTATCCTCCGGCCTTGCTTCCCGCGTAACCGCCAACGGCGGAACCTGCTAGCGCCAATCCCGTAGCGACCGGAGCCGCGACGAGAGCGGAAATAGTCGCAGGAGCGGCTAAAATGGTTGAAGCTGCTAATCCCCGATGAAGCGATTGTTGAGGGGTATTCGTCATGCCTTCCGGTTCTTGCTCTACTCCGGGAACGTTTCCAGGAATTTCGGTTTGCGTTGGCGTCGTAAACCATTTCTCTAGACGCTTAATTAGCGTATCATCGTCTTTTTTCTCCTCTATAATAGGAGCAACATCAGTAAAAGACTGACCAGAAAGAATAGGTTGCACGTCGCTAAAAGTCTGCTGTCCGTTTTGTGTCGCTGCTTGCGGCATTGTTCTTTACTCGGCCACTCCAAGATCGTTTTGGTCTTTATCGAGCCAGTGTTTCTTTTTATCGACGCTTCCGATGCCGGTATGAGTTGCACCAGCAGGACGCGCCGGAGTATTCGTAGTCGCAGACCCACCTCCCGCTTTTCCGCCCATGCGGCTTTTAATATCGGCTATCTGCTCGTTATACGACTCGTGCCGATTATTCATATCTTGCCGAAGAACTTTCGCGACCTTAAGCGCTTGCCCGAACGTTGCGTTTTCCGGTATGAACGCTTCGACCTCTTTACGCGCATTGTCGCTTAGCACGCCGGTAAGGGCGGGCGAAGAAGTTACTTTCGCGATCTCGTTTACCGCGACTTGCCGCGCGGCGTCGAGCGCAAGTTGATCTTCACTCCCCGCGAGTAGTTTAGCACCGCTACGAAGCGGAGCGTTAAGAAGCGGAATTCCGGTGTTGATCGCTTTTTGCGCGAGCGAAGTAAAAAGATCGAGATTCTTGTTTGCTGTCTTCTCGAACGCCGATACCGCATCTAGGTTACCCTGGAGTTTCTTAAGCGATTCCGCGTTTGCCTTATACTCTGCGCTACCCTCGGCGAGGCTCTGCCCGGCGTGTAGTTCAGCGGTGCGATTCATAATCGCTTTGTTTAGTGCCGGTCCTTGCGCACCACGCCCGATAGGCGGAAGCGCACCAGACTGGTAGTATTTCTCAGCTGCTTGATCGAACGCTTCCGGCGACATACCGAATTGCTTCGCCACATCGGCGGCAGGTTTTCCGGCTCCTGTATTATTCGCTATGCCGACTTGCAGCAACGGCACCATCTTTTTGTTTTTCTCGTAACCCGCCACCCAACTCTTATCCGCGTCACTTAGTTGCTGGCCTTGCCCCTGCTGGGACTGAAGCCGGATATACTTCTGCTCCGGGTTCTCTTGCGCGCCGCCCGGCATCTTCGCTTGGAATTCTTTCGTTTGAATGTCAAGCTGCTGGCCCTTCTGCTGTAATTCTTTATCCTTCTGCGCCTGCTCGACGATAGCCTTCTGCCCCATGTGCTGCTTCTCTTGCAGGTCGAGCCAATCATCGCCGGGGTATTGCTCGGGGAATTGTCCTGGCTTCGCTAAACCCTTTTGCAGCAGGTCTTGCGTCGCCGCCGTATACGCCGCCTGCTTATCGTCGGCGTTCTTCACCGCTTCGAAATGCCCGGCGACAATCTCATTATGCTTATTCATATTGTCGAGCTGGTCTTTATCGAGCGTCGCGGCTTTCGTCTTCCAATCTAGAATCGTATTCTTTAGCCCAAACACGGCGGTCGAAGAGCCGCCATGCTTCAGCACGAGGGGAGGAAGATCGTCCGGGTTCTTGCCGTCCCACTCTTTCATCGCTTTCGTCGTAGCTTGTTGATCGGCGAGCGCTTGCTGGCGCTGCTGGACTTCGGTTTGTTGGAGTTGATTACCAACCTGCGCGTTCTTAATCTGCTGAAGCTGCGCGTATTGCGCGAGCGGGCCTTCGCCTTGCGTTTTAATGTCCAGCGCCGGAAGTGGAATCGATGCCATATTTTTATATGTACCCCATCTGATTAAGCAAAGCGTATTGCTGCAAATTATTTATCCCGCCACCAATCGAATTAGCTATTCCGGCATACCCACTGGCTTGCGCCGCTCCAGCGTTATTAATTTGCTGTGCCTGCTGTTGCCCTCCAGTAAGCGAAATATTCGCAACATCGCCAGCAGCGGCTTGTCCTTCTTGTCCGAGCTGTCCGGTCGCCGTCTGGCCAAGCCCCGCAATCGAAGCGTAGCGATTAAACAGATTCGATTGCCCTTGTTGAAACTCGTTGTAATGCTGCTGATACTGCTGCATCGCACGGTTGTAAACGTTCTGATAGTTCTCTTCACCAAGCTGCTGGCCGAAATGTTGTAGCGCTTCGCCCGTATTCCCGGTAAGAAGATTACCGCTCGCGGCGGCGGAATTCGTAAGTGCGCCTTGTCCTTGCTGTAGCGCAAATTGATAACCTGGCTCGCTCTGCGCCTGTTCGAGCGTCGGGGCTTGAAACTGTTGCGTCCATGGCGCAAGCGGGCCCTGTCCTGCAAGTCCTTGATTCTCTAACCCGGAAAGCGTACCAATCGCGCCTTGCCCCGCTTTAATCCACGGAGCCATATTTCCTTGCTGTGTTTGCCATTCTTGCTTCTGAAAATTAAGTGCATCTTGTTCTTGCTGATACTCAAGCTGTTGCGCGTTTTTCGCGGCACCGGCTTGCGCGCCAGCCGCCTTAGCGGAGCCGATAGCGCCAATTCCGGCAGAAGCTATACTTCCGCCAATAATAGCAGCAGTACTCACGCGATCACCTTTGTGTAAATCAAATCCGTAGGCTTATAGCCAAGAACTTTCATCATCGCGCTACGATCTTTATGCAGCTTGTGAGAACTATAAATCTTTACGACACCAACCGCCCGCAATGATTCCTCGACGGCGGAAAACAATTGCAGGCCAATGTTCGCCTTGCGAAATTCCGGCTTAACGAAATACATATCCGTAAAAGCCATAAGCCCTGCACCTTGGTAATGCCCGTTCTCGTTTACGAACGACAAATGATAGCCAGCAATCTTCCCCTCTTCCGTACGCGCTACTACAAGATGAAGTACACCATTAGTTTCCAGTTGACCATACTTATCTTCTGCGCACTCGGCTACGAATCTATCCTTATCAAGAGCTACATCGTCCCAAAGATGCGCGAACAATGGTCGCAACTCTGGCAACGTCTTGCTCCATTCCTCACGCTGGAAGCGCATCGTATAATTCCTTTACCGTACTGGCTCGCGTCGCCGCTTCGTTCGAAATCTGTCCGAACTTCGCGCCGATCTCTTGTAGCAATTCCAAAAACTCAAGAGAATCCATGCTTAAATCCTCGATGCGCGTCTCCATAGTGACGCCTTCGCCAAACATCGCTAGAAAGCTACTGGTGCGAACTTTATCCACTTACCCACCGTCCCGTCGTAAACGTAAAGAAACCCGCCACCTAAAGCGATCTGCCCATGCTGCCCCGTTTGCGCTGCGCTCGCCGGCGGAACTTGATTAGCCGGCGTCTTTAACTGCTGCGCCGTAAACTGAAAATGCTGTATCCACCCGAAGTCTAATTGCTTTGTCCTTTCATCGATTAGCGGTACTTCCGTCGGTGCGCGAAACGGTAGTTGCGGAGCCATACTATGCGACCTCCGCTAGCTGGTGCGACATACGCTTACGCGGCGAAGGCTGCGTCTTCGGATTGATAAATGCGTCCACGAATCTCCACGGTACCGGATCGCTGCACGTTACTTCAAACACCATATCGCGCGCCCGACCAAGCCGCTGGTAATTTATACGCTGTAAGAATTGCCCGGCTTGCCCGCAATCTTTTACATGCGGCGCGCCGAACGTATGCCCGCCGTCGCGCGAACAGCGCAACGTAAGCTGCGGATCGCGAATATTGCCAGCCCCGTCGCGCAGCGGAGGCTCTGGCCCTAATCCGGTTTCGAGGTAAATCTCCAGAGAGCTGTAGCGCATCCATTGCCGCTCAACGTTTATATGCGGCGCGCGGCGCAGCCTACGGATCGGCGCTCCGTTATCGGTTACGAAATTCCACCCGCCGCCGGCGGCTACAGGCGAAGAAAGCTGATACGTCCGTCCGCTCTGACGGTCGCCAACAAGATGCTTTCCGAATGCGAACGTATGACAGGTCGGCAGCGCCGCTTGATACACACCAAGACGTTGATTCCAGAAACCCCATTTATTCCACTTCCCGCTCGCGACGTTATACATCCACGTAACTTGCGCCGTCGGAAACGTTACGCACCAAAACGAGTTACCATTCTCTTGATAAACAAACGAAATCGCGTCGGAGATTTTGCCATAGCGTTGCCACGCGGTTTCTACGGCGTGCGTTGAGATGCGCTGAAAATTAAATCCGTTCGTACGGTACGCAATGGCTTGCCCTAGATCGTTGCGCTGCCCGATCAGGAAGATCGCATTATCAAGCTGGCTTATCGCTGCCGGAGCCGCTACACCTTGCTCGATAAATCCGTTTGGCATCTTCGTAAGCGGAAACGGAAAGCTACCAACGTTGTAATCTACTTCCGTCTGCTTCGGCCCGAATATCCACAAGAATTCGTGATCGACCGCGATACCGATGACGTTATCCGCAAAAGTATTGATGATTTTGATCGCAAGCGGTGGCCATGTCGTCGCATCGAAAGAATTCGAAGAGTAAATCGTCTGCGAGCTTGCAACGAGAAGCAGAAAGAAACTGTCGAGGAAGCCTATACTCGTTACCGATTGCGGTGCCCACGGCCCCAGGATCGGTCCGGTAAATGTACCTGCTACAATCGGCGGAACGGTCTGCGTCGCGAGCTGGTAAGAGTACAGATTCCCGGCGCTAACAACTGCAAGCTGTTGCGGGCACGCGGCGAAGCTAACCTGGCTGCCATCGTTCGCGACGTTTCCAAGTACGACCGTATTCCCGTTCGCCAGTTCTTCGTAGAGCTTATCGTCTACAACCTTAAAGACCCGCCCCGCGCTTGGCCCGGTCGTGATCGTAAAGTTTCCGCGCACTTGATTCCCGCCCGGATTATTGAATTGCGACAGCCCCGGCGTCGAATAGAGCGTAATACGCGAGACACCCATCTCGCTTTCGACGACCTCGGGATAGAGGTTCATGATGTCCTGACAGTCGGCGTTAACCGATTGCGGAGTATAGAACCCGTCGCAAAATCCGAAGCGTGAAATGGTAGTTCCCCTTTAATCGTTCGTCTGCTTCGAAATATAGTTATAATCGCTGCGCTTGCCAGTACCGCGTCCGCCCGGTAGCCCCGCGTCGCGCGTCCCGAACGGTTTCGTCGTAATGTTTAGGTTCGTGAAGCGCCGCAACGCCGCGCGCTTCGACTGCTCCAGCTGCGCTGTCCACGGCAGATCGAAGTCCGGAGCAATCATTTCCGCAAGCGAATATACAAACGCCATTAGCCCGCCTTGAGGCAGCTGCACGATATCGGCTAGCGCGTATTGCGAAAGCAGCGTTTGCAAAAGAAGTTCAAGCGGATATGCTACCGTCGGTACAACCCAAAGAAACATCGCGCCGTTCGGATAATCTTCTTCGTAATACAAATCGGTAGGCGTTACGCTTGCAACGCCAGGGGCATTCTTTTGCATCCACCAAGTACCCTTATCTTGATGTACGCGAACGTTTAGCCGCACCGTAGTTTGTCCTATAAATGGCGCAACAGCGTTCGCGTTAAGCAAAATATTTGCTGCAAGAATCTTCGTCGGACGCTGCAAAATTCCCGCCGCTTGATTAAACCCAACGTCGCCGGTTGGGCCAATAAGCAGCGGTTGATGATTAGGAATAATCAGACCCGTAAAGATCGTGTTCGCCCAAACGTAAGCGCGCGCGGCGTTCCATGAATCAATCAGCATGTTCGCTTGCGCTTGAACGTCGGCGGCCTCTGTCCCGTCCGGTACGTCGAGCGGGTCGATAGCGCCGACCTTCACCATCGCCATCTTACAGAGATCGAGCAGCTTGAACGAGCCGGAGCCGCCAGGATTTAGGTACGATCCTAGCGGCGCTCCACCGACCGGGGGAAGTACGGGCATTTAAAGCTCCTTGCGCTGCGCTGCTTTTTGTTACGCCGCTACCGTCTCTTGCGACTTCTCTTCTTCCTTCTTCTTCAACTCGGCGGCAAGCTCTCGCTCTAACCGCTTAATGTTATTATCGCGAGGCTGCGAACCGCGTTGCAGCTTATCGAGATGCTTCGCTTGCGGCTTCGTAAACCAGCCTTTTTGTTTGATCAGCGTCTCGTACTCTTCTTCGTCTTCGACGCTCTTCATCGTTCCAGTTTCATGATAGAGCAGCTTCGGCCACGCGCCCGCGGACGGAACTTGCTCGAAATGATCAGGGGGCTTCGCAATACAAAGCGCTTTTAGCTTCGCATCGAACGGGTCTTCACCCTCGTTTATCATGTGCGTCATAATACGCTCCATGTTCTCGTTGATACGCTTGTCTTCGTGTCCGTTCGCGTCTTGAAACGCTTTCGGAAACTGCTGCTTGCATTCTTGTACTGTCAACCGTCTTTTCTTTGCCATGCTTCCTCTCTTTTTACGTGAACGTAATCCCAACTTGGTGCAGTACTTGCCACTTCCCGGCAAACGCGCGAAGCCGCAAGCCTGCTCCGGCAAATGCTGCGAACGTTGCAACGTTCACGCTCGCCGAACCAGTCTGTAATAGACCAACCGTGGTAAGCGTATGCGCGTTCGCTGTCGTTGAAATCAGTTGAATCTCTTTCCCGTCGTCTCCGCCCGTCGCCTGATCGCCAGCGTTCGGCGCTGCGAGCGTCATTGCATCGACACCGGCACGCGAAACATGGTAAAGCCCCGCTTTGTTCGGAGAAATTGCATCCGCTGCGCCGCTTAACGTAACTTGCGAGCCTTCCGGCAACGCGTTAACCGCATCGGCTACGAACGAATCCGCCGCGCCGCCCGTAGAAACTTGCTTCGGTCCTGATGGCAT